CCAGCAAGAAGGTGAAGTCTTCTCGCCCTCACGATATGCGCCTTCGTAGCAAGTACGTGACGCTTCGTGTGCCATCTTTACAAAGATGACGTTCATCCAATTCTCTTCGTTGACGCTGACTTCCTTGCCGCCAACGATCTTGCGGAACACTCGTCCCTTGATCGAAATGCGCTTAGAGCCTTTCGTTGCACCGCCTGCTACAGCAAGCGTATCTTCATCAAGCCCTTGTTCGATAAGGGCTGGGTTATTCTCAAAAAAATTTGCGAGTTCGTTACTCATTATGTTTCTCCAACTGTTTTAAAACTGATTTAATTAAACGCGCTCAGTGGCTTTACGTACTGTAATAGCCATCTCACGCATGGCATTCACTCCGGGCGGTAGACCATCGTCCTTATGCTCAGACATGAATTCTTTGAAGTTCTTTTGATGGATGCGACGCTCGAACAAATCGACTGCACCATGCGCAAGAACAAATTCTTTAAAGTTGTCCCAATCGGTACAGAAGAAGCGCTCTTTGACTGAACGCATGACTGTGCCATGTTGGGTGCGGATGCTGTCCGCATTGACTTCACTACAAGCTTGTAGCATTACTTTTTCTAAACCTTCCATGTCACCCTTTAGGGCTTCATCTTGTTGTTCAAATAACGCTTTGAGTTTTTCACGTTCATTGCGAATTGTCAAGTATGCTTTTACTAATTCTTCCATGTTAACCATTGTCTTCAATCTCCAATTCAAATTTATACAGATCAACTAATTTGTCGTGCAAGTCCACCTTGTTCTGCAACATCTCAAAAACTTTGCGCTCAACTTCTGAGCCTTGAAGATGGACGACCGTCATTTTATTTTGTTGACCAAAACGATCCATGCGTGCGATGCACTGTAAGTATGTTTCCACTGACATAACGGGCGACCAAAATACAACTGTATTAGCCGCAGTGAGTGTTACGCCATGTGATGCCGCTTGTGGTTGGATGATTAACACACGCGGGTCTGTTGCGGTTTGAAACCTATTAAAGATTTCACTGCGCTCTCGCGCTGATACGCTTCCTGAAATGATCTCGTTGGTATATCCCTCCTGAGTTAAAAAATTACTGACGACTTCAATCGTGTGTCGGTACGGCACAAACACGATTACCTTATGCTCTGTCTCTTCTAGAACTTCTCTCAATGCTTGCTTGCGTGGTGAGATGTCAAACTCAACAACCTCGCCACTGTCGGTGTAGACTGCGCCGCCCGAGATCTGCAATAGCTTCGTAAGGCTTGCCGCGGCATTGACAGTACTGATCTGCTCCCCTGCCGCTTTGATTAGCATGTCCTTCTTCAAGTCACGATAAAACTTTTGCGCTTGGGGTGTGAGAGGGACTTCCCTAATTTGGTAAACAACATCGGGCAAGTCAAGGCACTGCGCTTTCTCAAAGCGGATAGCTGGTTGAAGTGCATTGAAAACTGCGTCGCGTGCAGTACTCTTTGGCAACCACTTGAACCGAGTCACTTGTTGCATCACTTTGTCGCGCCACGCCGTTACGAATTTAGGTACACCGCTTGGATTGACCAGTCGGGCTAAACCAAATGCGTCAAGCGGAGACTGTGAAGCAGGCGTGCCTGTCATCATCCATAGGTACGTATCCATCTTTAGGATGCGAGCAAGGATCTTCCAGCGTTGTGTCGACGTTGTTTTGTATGCGTTGGCTTCATCAATGATGATGAGGTCAAAGTTACCCTCTGAGATTTCTTTCTGCACCACGCCCACGCCATCGTAGTTAATTACAACGAAGTCGTAGCCACCCTCAATAACCTTTTTGCGTTTGCTTGCAGAGCCATGCGCTACGCCACATGTGCGGTGCATTGCTGTCTTGAACAGATCAGCTTGCCATGCAGAAAACATAATGGAAAGGGGGCAGATCACCAGCACTCTGCGGATGATGCCTTTGTTCATTAGGTAGTCAGCCGCCCATATCGCGGCAGATGTTTTGCCTGTGCCTGCTTCGTTGAAACAGAATGCGCGTCTGCGCAGGGAGAGAAACTCTGATGTTTCTTTTTGATGAACGAAAGGCTGGAACAATCCGGGCCAGTTGTATTCTTTGAGTATCGGTGAGGGAACTTTTACATCACGAGGCACGAGGGTAGCAAGGCGCTCCATCTCGGGCAGTTCCCAATTAACTAACACTTCAGACAATCCTGATTCAGTGTTTAGAATCTCACTCTTCTCGATACATTTGCAGATGAACTCGGCCTCTTCCGTCGGGGCTTTGAATTGCACTGCACTATCTAAAACTATCTGCATACTGTCCTTAAACTAAATTGTTGGTGTCAAGCCTGACGCATCTGAAAGTATGCGGGGAGTCCGCGATGCCGCTTGACTGACGAAGTTAATGGGGTGAAACACTCAACGACAAATCCCCCTGTGACTCACCCTCGCCTTACAGTCACACACCAAGTATATGGGCGTTAATTCATTTGTCAAGTTCTCTTTCGTTCTTTTTTGCTAATTTCTGATACGAGGTTTCCCTTAGAGTCGCGTTTGAATGAACGATTCTGTGCCACGCTTTGAATGCGCAATCCATCTTTGTTTGAACCGCCTTTGTCTAACGCTCTAACGTGAGCAACATCTTTGCCCTCACGTCGATCGGCTTTGCCATTGCCGTTAGCGTCTTCTCCGGTCTTGTCGATTGAACGACGACCACGTTGCCGTTCCATGCGACGCTCATGTTCACCACGAGCGAGTTGTTGCTGATACTCTTTCTTGTAGGGTCTAGGCTTGTTGACGTATGCCATATGTATCCTTTAATGCTCTGTCAAGTTCTTTGGGGTATTCGACCTCTGCTCTCTCGACAGTACACAGGCGTGTATCAACAGGCTCTAGTCCTCTTCGCATAACTGTGTACCCATCATTCTCTTTGTGTCGATAGAGAAAGCCATCCTTAATATAGTACCAAGTTTCGCTAGCCATCACTTCCCCTTGTAATGATTGCAAGCAGTCACCGGACACCAACCGCAAAGTGGTGTAGGGTTCTCTTGCCACACGCCATTCTCATACGAGAGTTGCAAGCGAGCTAGTGAAGGCGCAAAGTCATCCCAGTACTTGTCAATTTTCTCACGTCGGTATTCAGAAGTCACGAAATCGTTATGAGCAACGAACAGTAGTCCAGCCTTGAAGTGTGTGACCTCGGGGAAATATTCAAACCCCATCAACGCCATGAGTTGAAGTTGTTTGGGATCAGGGTAACGATTGCTTCCGGTCTTGTAATCGACGATATAACCTTGGTCACCATCGACCACCATCAGGTCAGCAATGCCGCGCACCCAATAGTCTTTTGCGCCAAAGGTACAGGGTTGTCTATTTATGGTTAGCGCCATGCGGTACTCAGGGTACTTGTCGCCTTCCATATCACGTAGGGGGTCTAGCTGTTTGGCAAAGTGTTCGTAGTTTTTAGCTAGGGGTTTACCCTCCTTCACATAGTCTTCTAACGCACTATGGACTTGAGTCCCATAACGCATCTCGACTGTGGCTTTCTTCTCGTAACGCTTGAGGACTTTAACCTCGTTGTATTGCCGTGGGCAGTTAACAAAGTCTTTGAGACCTGAATAAGACCATTTAATTTCTTGCATACTGAATCCTTACTAAAGTTTTTAGAGAGCTAAATATTAGCAGTCTCCGTACCTTTCTGCAAATTCAGCTTCGCATGCGACAGGCAGTCCACTCGCCCACGCTGGAGGCGTAGACATGAGACCAGTTATTATCTTGACCGCTTTCTCTGCCTCATCTTCCGGCACAACCACAACTGCCGCATCATGCACAGTCAGCACAACCTGATAGTGTTTGTTTATCTGAACCATCTGCTCGCCCACGATGATCCTTGCTAGGGCTTGCACCACGTTTTCTACGAATGTGCCGCCCCAAATAGATACAGAGCCTTTGCGGGAGTCATAGACAGTCCGGCTTTTAACTGTGTCGGCCTCATCCTCTACCTCGGACACAATAGTCTCGTCTTCCTTGCGTAGATTCTTATAGCGGATACCTAAACCATTGGGTAGGGTAATCCCGTATTCGTCTACTAAGACGCACTTGTGTTCACCAAAGTACAGGCTTGTATCTTTCTCAAAGGTTTTCTCAACCATCTTGTTCAGAACAGTGTCGCCTTCCTTCCACAAGTTTTTGATATCCGGATAGGTATCGCGGTACACGTCGATGATGGTTGAACCTTCTGACTCGGTGAGGGTGCGCCCCATACCCTTGAGTTGCATCACGAACTTCTTACCACCCATGCCGTACCCTGCGCCAAGAATCGTAGTCTTGCCCACAAACCTCTCGTCCTTGTTGATTTCTTCTATGGGTTTCTTATAAATCTTTGAGGCCATGATCTTGTACACGTCCTCTTTGTCTGCGAACGCTTTTACTAGATCAGTCTGTCCTGATAGCCAAGCCAGCACCCTAGCCTCAATCTGAGAAGAGTCACAGTTGATGACGACGTAACCTTCCGGCGCTCTGACCGCACGTTTGAGGGCTTTTTTCTTGGGATCACGGCTCGGCAGATTCTGAAAGTTAACCTTGTCGTAGCCTGCCCACCGCCCTGTATGCGCACCATAGTACTTCAGGGGAATAGGCAATGCGCCCTTGTTGCGGATGCCAATGTCAATGAAGCGTTGAATGCGTGACTCCTCGATCGTTGACTTAGTGCCAAGGCGTACAGCGCATAGGTGCTGAATGAATGAGTCCTCATGCTCAATCAACTCAATGAACTCGGGATCACCTTTGGCAAGGGCTAGCGTGGGCTTTCCGGTTGTCTTGCTGATCTTCATCTTAGGCTCGACACCGAACGACCGCAGTACATCAGCGAACTGCTTACCACTAGACAGTTTCTTGCGCACCTCTTCCTCGTCGTCGCACTTCATACTCTCCTTGAGCGAAGCCAGCAAATCGTTCTTTTCTTTCTTCAATGCTTCTAATCGCTCATGCAGTAGAGGCTCATCCAAAATGAGCTTGGGATGTGTGAACATCCGTATTGTCATGTCTATCAGTTGTAACTCACTCGCGGGGAATTTAGTCGCAAGCCTTGCGAAAAGGTCAAAGGTCAACTGCACGTCGTTCTTGCAGTACTCACCATACTGCGCCAAGTCCTCGGGCGTGAAGTCAATCAGGTACTTGCCCATCGCCTCGACAACCTCAGTACCCTTCTTACCAATCTCGTACCTCTCAGCCAAAGCCGCAAGAGAACCACCTGCCTCTACGCCATGAACCGCCCTTGCCATGCACAAGGTATCAAGGTAGAACTTAGGCGAGATACCAAAGAACCATTTAAGGATTGCACCATCAAACATTGTGTTGTGACAGAGCAAGGTACTGTTGCGCCAATCAAAGGACAGTAGTGTCTTACGCAATGCCTCTCGGTTGCCTGAGTACCACACAGGCTTACCATCATCAACTTTAACGGCAACGCCAATCACCTCAAACTCATTTGAGCGAATGTATTCTTCTGTGGGGAATCGGGTCAGACTGAAAGACTTTGAGTAAAACGTCTCAAAGTCAAGGGTAATTAGGGACAAAGCGAACTCCAAAAAAAGCAGGGGCTAGCCCCTGCTGTGTGTGAAAGGATGAATTAAATGTAAGCGGATTGCAGTTTGGTTGCGTACCAAACCATCTTGTCCACGTCCTTGCCTGCATCATCTTTATGGCCTGCTCGCGTCAGATACTTAACGACGTTACCCTTAAGATACCCACGGAACTCATCGGGTGTCAGCTTGGCTTTGATTATGTCGATCGTCTCAATGCCACCGATCTTGTAGTGCGGGGGCTGATTAACATCATCGATTGATGATTGTCTCAGCATACGTGCCTTGTCTTTCATTGAGTTAATCACAACTCGTCGCATCTGATCGTCAGTCAAATTAGCTTTGTCGTCTTGACTCATCGTTACACCTAGCACTTTAACTAACTGATCAGGTGTAGCTGATGCCTTAAGTTTCTTGCGTTCTTGATGCATTGCGGAATACACATACTGGATAGTTGTACCAAGTGCTTCTGCGACTGCCTTTGCTTTCGCATCGGGGTGATCCTTGATGTAGTTACGGATCTTTTGTACTTTGCTAAGTTTTTTAGCCATTTGTCTTTCTCCAAAAATTTAAAAGGGATTGCTATGATGAGGGTTAAAATTTATTTGTCAAGTGGGTTTGTCCTCCTTTTTCAAAATATTTTTATAGTATGTTTTAGGAAACGGATCTTTCTTATCCAATAAGTTTCTTAACCATTCAGCACCACCAAGGTGATTAAAAATATAGAACTGTCTATCTGACATTCGTACTTGCCTGCCTATGATTGGCTCGGGCGGTTTAGGTCTTGGCATTATCGTTTCATTCCTCTTATGTGTATTAGCTGGCATTCCATTTAAATCTAATTGTGTGGGCATTTTGTGCCTTGGGTTTTTAAAATTGCTCTTTTCTTTTTATAGTTTTCCAAAAAAGACAAGTGCCTTGTATTTGATTCCAATGTATTTTTATATCTTTTTTCATCTACAATAATTTTAATCTCAAGAGGCCGTTTATCCAGAGGAATAATATGCGCTAAGGGTTGCCCAAAA